CTTGCGCCATCTCGCTCTGTCCTTTTGAAAGCGCATAGTGTTTCAATCAGGCGCCGCGATTCTGCAAGTCCAGGACGTCACCATGACAGAAGCTGAAGAAATCGCCGCCGATCGTATTGCGCGCGCGGTCGAAAAGGGCACCGGCCACAGCATGGAGTCGGCGGCCAGGATCGCGCGGGCGGCTATCGGCTACATGCGGGATGCCGGCGTCGAGCTCAGGCTCGTCAAGCGATGAGCATCACCTGGCTTCTCGAAAATGCTGACACCGTCGGCGAACCGCGCGAGGGCCCGCGCAAGTTCTGGACCGGGCGGGAGACGATGATTCTCCGCAATGCCTATCCTGAGGGCGGTATTCAGGCCTGCCTGGCCAAGCTGCCCGGCCGCTCTCCAAGCGCCATCTATCAATACGCACTTAGACTGAAACTGCGCTCGCCACGAGGTGGACCGCACGCGCTACCGGCCAAGACCAACGATTATATCGACGGGATGATCAGGCGCACCTATCAGAACAACCCCGACCGCAACGCGATCAAGAACCTGGCGCGCACCATCGACCGCTCGCGCCAGTGGATCCGCACCCGCGCCATCAAGCTCGGCATCGCGGTGCCGCGGTTCAAAGAGCCGCCATGGATCGCAGAGGAGAACGAGATCGTCCTGGAGAACGCGCATCTGGATCCCGGAACGTTGCAGCGATGGCTCGCGAAGGCGGGTTTCCAGCGGACCCAGGTCGCTATCGTCAGCCAGATCACCCGGCATGGCGTGACAAGGGAGGATCCCGACCACTACACCGCGAACGGCCTGGCGAAGCTGTTCGGGATCGACGTCCACGTCGTCACCGGCTGGATCGACAAGGGTTGGCTGTACGCCCAGAGGCGCGGGACGGCTCGGGTGGCCGAACAGGGCGGCGATCAGTGGTGGATCCACCGCCGCAGCGTCCGCCAGTTCGTCGCCGACAGCGTCCAGGTGATCGATTTCCGCAAGGTCGACAAGGTTTGGCTGGTCGAGCTGATGATCGCCAAGGACATGAAGCCGCTCGTCTGGGGCGAGGGGCGCTCGCACGGCACGCACAGGCCCGGCGTGTTCAGGCCGGGCGTGTTCATGCCCGTCCCCAAGCCGGCTAAGTGCCGACTGGACCAGGAGGAGGCGCGGGAGATGGTGCAGGAGGTGGCGCACTGGCTGAACGATCTGAACGAGATCGATACCGAACGGGTGTTCACCGAGATGCGCCGGCAGAACCAATGGATGAAGCTCAAATCGAAGGCGCTGGGGGGCAAAGGCATCCCTGTTGGCGCCGCTGACTTCGATGACGTGATGCAGGCCGAGGTCCGGCGCGACTTCCTGGCAGCGATCCGCACCGGCAGCACGCCGGAGGCGGCCGCGGAGACTGCCAAGGAACGGGCCGAGTCCTACGTCGCCAAGCACAACGCTCAACGGCCTGACGACCTCAACTGGCAGCGTGCGAGCGGTGCCTATGCCAGCATCGCTGACTTGCTGGTGGTGTCGATGCGGAGCGTGCTGGCGAAGGTGTCTGACATGCCCGGCTGACACGAAGCCGAAACTCCGCCAGACTCGCCGCAAAACCCGGGGCAGACATCGTTTTCAGCACCGGAGCGCCGGAACAGTAAGAGGCGGCAGTTTTGAGCGGCGCGACCAAATTCGTATTTCGGATCGACAAGATCGCACCAGCCGACCTCCCGATGCGACGGTTAGCGGCCTATATCCACGAATTTTCGAGGTTACTCGGCGAAGAAGCTTTGACGCGCCTCGATGGCATTGCCGATGGTTCAACCAGAATAATCGCACTCTCGTTGCCGATGGCGGTTCCCAAGGTGCGCGCAAGACTTGACGCCGCGCGAGACGGTTCGCTGGATGATGCCCGACGCGCGGTCGACCGCCTCGACGAAATGTTAAGCGAAGACAACACGGGCGGTTCACTTGTCGCGGACGGTGAACCGGGGATCATTATTCGTTTTCCAGGAGCCAATGCGCGCATCGCACAACTGCCGATAGTGGCGGAGCCAGGTTCGCTGCAGGGAGAGCTGATTCGCATCGGTGGCCGGGATGAAACGGCGCACGCGACGTTGCGTGATGGCACGCGGATCTACACCTGCGTCGTCAGCCATGATCTGGCTCGTTCTCTAGGCAAGCATTTGTTTGGTGCGCCGCTGCGCCTAAGCGGGCGTGGCCGTTGGCGGCGCAATCAGGACGGCGTCTGGGATCTGGTGGATTTCAGGGCCGATGCGTTTGATGTGCTGGACAAGGGGAACTTGACCGAGGTTGCGCAAAAATTGCAGGCCGCGGGCGGCTTTGGCCAAGGTGATGCGGCGGACGCTTGGGACCGCCTGCGTGAACTGAGGGCCGAGTAATGGCCGCATGCGTTTTTGATTCCTCTCTTATGCTGCTGGTAACCGATGGTGTGGCATTAGCGCCGCCTCCGCCGCGTCCTGACGATCAAAACCAAGACGCAGCCGGTGCGCGGGACCGTCTGACATTCTTGCTCGAAACACTTGACGATGAGCGCACCCATATCGTCCTGCCGACTCCGGTCCTGACGGAACTTTTGGCCTCGGCGCGCACAGACGTTAGCGCGACACTCGGGGTATTAAATGGCCTGGCCAGGATTCGCGTGGAGGGCTTTGGCCAGCGCGCCGCGATCGAATGCGCGGAGATGCTACGTCGCACGGCTCGCGGTAAAGGACCAAAATCCAAGGTCAAGTTCGATCATCAAATTGTAGCCATCGCCAAGGTCGTCGGCGCAGTGGTGGTCTATTCGGACGATCACGATGTGAAGGCGCTGTGCGCACGTGAAGGTCTCGTCTGTAAAGGCGTTTGGGACTTGTCGCCAAGGCCCGTCGATCCCCAGGCATCTCTCCCGCTGGATGGATCGATCAAGTCCTGACGACCCCCTGATCCGTGCTACCTTCGCGGCATGAGCAAGAACTCCTTCCCCAAGCCGCGACCGATAACGTTCATGACCCATGGGTTCAGTGCGGGTCAGGCGGTGGAGATCCTAGAGTGTTGGGACACCCTATCCGACGACGAAGTTATGGCGCTCGGTCTTACGGGTTCTGTTTCTGGAGAACAGCCGCAATCGATGAAGCCGCGACCGCAATCTGTGCATTAAGCTGCGTGCCACCAGCGGCCGAACTTGCGATACGTTCCAAGTGTGATTCTATCCGATCTAGATAGAGCGCGATGTACTCCAGGGCATGAATCTGGCGTTCGTCGGCGCTCGCCGGAGCCGACGGCATCGACATAAGCGGCATCCACGTCTTGCGCGCTGCCGGTGGCTGTTGGGGTTGAGTTGCCATTGGTTTTCTCCTTCGTTGGGTTTCGATCACCGTCCTCGCACCCGGGCGATCATCGCAGCGCCCTGATCCGTGCTACCGTCGCGGCCAGCAGATGGAGCGCGGGTGGGCAGCATGGAGTTTGCGATTACGGATTTGGAGTGGGTTTCGCTTCAGCCTCGTCAGCCTTTCTGGCTAACATCGCAGCAATTGTGCGAGCTTCGGTGGGAGTCATTCGTATTGCGACGGGGCGTTCAACGAACTCAGCCCACTGGCCCATATCCAGGGTCACGAGAACATCGCGATCCGGGTTTATGATCGCGAAGCCAAGATTATCGGGCGTCAATATAAGCCAGTCATCAGCCATCGTTCTCCCCTTGGTTGGATTTCACCGTCCCCGCACCCGGGCCATCGGCACGATGCAGCCGGCGGCGCGGCGCTTGGGGCGCGGGTTGGGGGTCGGCTTCTCGTCTGGCGTTGGGCTCACATCGCGGCGAAGGGACTTGGCCAGCCGCAGCAGCATGTCACGGCCCTGTTCGTCGGTTGTCCGGAATGCATCCAGCAATTCGTGCTCTGGTGCTGTTGTGAGGGGACTGCCCACCGGAACAGGTACGCCGCTTGCCCTCGAGAGCTTAGCCAAGGTGCGGGCTGTTAAAAGGTGCTTAACCGGTTGATTGAGGAACCGCGTTAGCGTCGATGGCGCTATCCCCGCCGCTCGTGCCAGACCTGTCGGATCGTGGCCTGATTTTTCCATCATCAATCGGATTAGATCGCGGATCGCGGCCTGCTGATCGTCTATATCCATTGTGCGCAGAATTGCACACCGCTCCGGGGCAGTCCGTTTGCAAGACTTCTCTTGACTTGATTGCGATTTTGCACACAGATATAGTCTATGACAGATTTGCTAACCCCCGCCGATATCGAACGCCTGGCCAAGCGGCGCGGAATCCCGATCGCTGAGGTCTGTCGGCGGGCCGGGGTCGCGCCGTCCATCTTTAGTCGGTGGAAGTCCGGAAAAACCGAACCGAACCTGGATAACTATCGACGGCTTCGAGATGCTGCCTTAGGCAAATCACCAACCACCACCACTACGCCGCCGTCACCTCCTTCGTCAGCGCGTGCCGAGGCCGCCTGATGTCGGCCTGCGACTCGAGCGCCGGCCCGCGCCCGAGTCGCTTCGGCGGCACGCTGTCGCTGTCCCGTCCGCCGCCGCCGAAGGTCGCGGCCATGGTCGCGGCGATCAAGTCTCCCCAGGCCCCAAAGCCACCGCCAGCCGAACCGCAGTGCGCAAGCAATCCTTGCGCACTGCCCCCGGCGAAACCTCCGACCAAGCGCGACCGCGGCCCTGTCGTCCTGCTGCCGCCCGGCTCACCGACGCCTGGCGCGGTCGAGGCTGCCGCTGAACGCCAGCGCATCGCCTGGCGCGTCGCCGATCTGGCACTGTGCCGCGAGCGGTACCCGGCGCTGTTCGACCCCGACCATCCTGTGCCGCTTGCGATCCACATCCATAAGTCCGGCCGCCTCGGGCAGCTGCTGGGCATCAAGCGGGCCAAGCGCCTGCTGGACTGGTGGACCTCCCAGCCTGCCTATGTCGCCGCTGTCGCAGCGGGCGGTCAACGTTTGAACCTTGACGGCTCTTCGGCCGGCGAGGTGTCCCCTCAGCACTGCGCCGTCGCCCAAGCTGCGCTGCTCTCTCGAGCACAACCTATAGATTTGCCTCCCTCGGTGGGGGTTCGACAAATGGAGGATGCAGCGTGAGCCCCCTTTCGGCGAAACATCGCGTCAGTGACTACGACTTTCGTGTCGTTGTCATTTCACTGCTGGCACATAAATAAACAACCCCCAGTTGCTAGAACAACTGGGGGCAAAAAGAGTAAATCCAAATGCGTCACAATCTATACACAACATTTCCTCTCCCGTCTATTGCTGGCGAATTAATGTTTCCCGACGTTTCCGTGAACGCGGCCGGCTGGGCTGAGTTCTGATGTCGGCGACGAACGCCGGTCCCGGTCGGCCGCCCGGAATATCCGAGGCGACGCTGGAGCGCCAGCGCAGGGTCCGCGCGATGCACGCAAAGGGCATCTCCATAGCGACGATCGCGGAGCTCGAGGACCGCGTGCCGGCGTACGTGCGTTCGCTGATCGGCGGCGCCGCGAAGGACAGCGAGCCTGAGCCGGGCGAGGACACTCTGCCGCAACCGCCGCGACCGCTGTCACGGCGAACGGTAGTGTCCCGGGCATGGGACTTCATCGAAGATCAGCCCACCATGACGCTGGGCGTAGCCGAGAACGATTTCTGGATCAGGGTTCTCGTCGCCATCCATGAAACCGGGGACGGGTTCCGTCTCCAGATCGGCGAGGAGGGTTGCCGGTTCCGGACGCGCGCGGATCTGGCCCTGCTGGTCGGCGCCGGCCATTTTTGTGCCGGCGACAAGATCGATGTCGAGGGGTGGCTGACGAAGCTGATCGCCCGGGGGCGCCTGATCGACATCGGCGGCGTCGATATCGGGATACCACAGGGTCATCCCCGTTTGCGCCTGACGCCGACGAACAGCAAACCGCGCAAACCGACGCCCAAGCCACAAGCCAGCGACGATGACCGGCGCCAGGGCGCGATGCTCCATTCGTTTCCAGGGGGGCGCCTGTCCGCCTCTGACGACGGCGAATTAAATCTGCGTTTCGCAGATAAAAACCCCTCCGGCGGGGAATTAAATATGCGTCGCACCGCAGATTTAATTCCCTCCGGCGCAGATAAAATCGCAGATTCAATTCCCGGGGTCGCGTGCGTGGGCACGGCTGCTGCTGCTGCTAATGCTAAGGAAGATCAATCTATTAGCATCAGCAGCAGCACTGTTAGCCGCGCGGGCGACGGGGAATTAAATATGCGTTTTGGCGAATTAAATATGCGTTCGGAAAACCCCTCCGGCGCAGATGAAATTAAACCGAAACGACCCGACGACGACCTCGTCAACCTGGTCGCCGAGCTGGTGGAGCTGGCCAGGCTAGGGCGCCACCCGAACCCCAAGGACCTGCGGGCCGTCCAGGGATGGCTCGAGAAGGGGGAGCCAGCGGCCACGATGCGGGCGGTGATCGAAACCGTCGTTTCCAGGCCGAATGGCACACGGCCGACGTCGCTGGCTTACTTCGACCGAGCGATGGGCGAGGCTATGAGGGCAGCTGTCCGGCCGTCGGGGGCCGCTCCCCCTGCGGGATCGCCAGCACGGCCGACGATGTCCGATGCCGACCAGGCGATTCAGGCCATGCTGAAACCCTCCTGCGAGCGATGGCGGAAGGACATGCACAAATACCCATTTCCCGGGAACCTCGCGGCCTTCAAGGCGGCGATCAGCTCGGGCGTGCAGCCTCTGGCCGACCGATGGATCGAGTATGACGACGCCTGGAACAAGGCGGGCTGCCCGGCTCCCCTAAAGCCTCCGGACTTCACGCTTCTGGCTTCTAACCCGTCCGCTTTCGAGGCGCGCCTGTTTGAGTGTGAGGAAGGAATAACCGACCCCGGCGCCTGACGTGATCGCCCTCCGCGCCGCGGCCGCGGGGCTGGCCGAAAAAGACGTCACGGCTCTGCCCGGCCGCCGGCCGCTGTCCCTGGAGGAGTTCCTGAAGGCCAATACGCCTCCCGTCGGGATCGACCTCGGCACCTCGGTTCTGACGTCGCCTTCCGGCGGCAGGTCCAGGAAGGACATGACCGAGGAGGGCGTGGTGATCGAGGTGGTGCCGCCTGGCGGCCAGGTGCGGTCGGCGCGGGTGGTTTATCCGCGCACCGCCTGCGCCGCGCGCTCGGCGGTGGTTCGCTACGTGGTGCAGTGCTGGACGCGCCGGGTGTTGCGCTGGGCGGCCGAGTTGCAGGTCATTAGCCGATAGAGGGAGGGGTTGTGGAGACGCTGGAATACTGGAAGGCCAAGGCGGAGGCGCTGGAAGCCGCGCTGCGTCGGGTGGAGGCCTGGTCGTTCGACGAAGCGGTGGATCTGACGCCGGCCGGCTATGAGGACTGGTGCCCGCTGCTGCATGGCCAGCGCATTCGGCCGGAGCGCTACCGTGGCCACTGAACCGGACCGGCTGTTTTTCGGCGCGGCCCCTCCGCTGCCGGATTACGACGTCGACGACATCGCCAAGGAGGCGATCGAGGGCATCGAGGCGCTGGGGGTCATCAAGGGCGTCCTGGTGGCGTTCGATCCTGCCGACCCGCCGGAGGTCCACATTCTGTATTCCAACGCCGCCGCGGCTGACCTGGTGCCGCTGCTGCATGCGGTCCTGGCGCAGCTGGAGGCGGGCGTGCTGCGCCTGCCGGTCGAGGGCGGCGTGCGCTGGTCCAGCGATGCCGATCCGGCCTGAGCTGCGCTGTCTAGGCTTACTTACCTAATGCGCCGCGCGCTCGGCGATCTGTTCACCGGACCTTATCGGCGCCGCTGAGCGACCGCGCGACGCATAGAAACATGGCGTGACGCTAGATGACGCGCGATCTAATTCGTCTGAGAATTTTATCTAAATATTTTTCATATTATTGATTCACCCGACCGCAATTTTAGCACATGCGACGGTGCGGCTCGGCGCATCGACATACGCGTTCGGCGCTGTTTACTTCAGACGTTCGGGGTATTGGTCGAAGGAGTGCCGGTGCTTCAAACGCCGGCACTCACCTCTGACCACCCGAGTGCTGGAGCACCCCCGAATGGCTGATGAACCTTCTACCAAACGATGCCCGATGTGCGACACGGTCAGGCCGCTGAACGAGTTTGGCCGTCTTCGTGTATCGAAGGACGGCATGGCATTTTACTGCAAGTCGTGCATGCGCGGTTACAACGTGGAGCGACGGCGGGTAAACGCGGCCTCTGAACGCAGCGCATCATCCGGGCTGAAGACGCTGGCACGGAAAGCAATGGCAGCTGAACGCAAGGTTGCCAAAGCCAAGGCGGCTCAACGCTCGGTCGCCGCGGAATACAAGGCGGCGGCGCAATCGTTGGCTCCAGCACTAGCGGCCTTGAAGGCGGCGGTATCCGCGCTGGAAGCGCTGATGGGTCCAACTCCGGCGCCAAAGCCGGCGAAGGCGCGAACGGCCAACGGAACAACCTCTGCGCGGCATCTGCCAGTGGTGCCATCTAGCAGTCCGCCGCTCATCCGCGAGATCAAGGCCATCGTCGCCGACGACCGGGTGAGTTTGGCTGAAGCAAAGCGTATCCAGGAACGCGAGATAGTGGCACGGGCCGAATGGAGGCCTTCTGCGTCGCCTTCCTGACCCACGATCTAAAAATAAACGTTGCAGCTTGGGATACACGCGAGCCAAATAGAGTCCATGCAGGCAGCGGGCGCGTCAGTTTGTGCCTTCGTGCCTAGCGGCAGCCGTGCAGGCGCCCGCTGGTTCTGCGCCTGGACTCATCCGCGGGACGAACGGCGCGCACATCTGGCGCTGAGCCAGCAGGGCTTCGACGCCTATCTCCCGTTGCGCATGGATCCTCGGACGAAAAGCATTGGCAGCCTGTTCCCGGGGTATCTGTTCATCCGCTTCGATGCCGATCGGGACGCCTGGGGTGCGATCCGGTCCACCAGCGGCGTTGGCGGCCTTGTTTGCTCCGTCGCCGGACGCCCATCGCCACTGCCGGACGCCGTCGTCGGGGACTTCATCAGCCGGACGTCAGCGCGCGGCGTGGTCGATGATCCAGGGCCGGACCCGGCGCCTGACCGCGTCACACCTATCCCGAGCGGCACATCGGTGCTGCTCGCCTCCGGCGCGATGGTCGGCCTGACCGGGATCTGCCAGTGGTCGGACGCCAAGCGGGTCAGACTGTTGCTCGAAATCCTCGGCCGGACGGTGCCGATGACGGTGCCGAGGGCTGCGGTCGATGCGGTTTGAAAATAGAGTGAATCCGCCGTTTTGAATGTTATACAAGTCTCATTTAATAACATTGAGACCGGACTCATGGACATCATCATCAGCGGCGCCGTCGAGACCATCGCCGCCGTTCCCGTCGTCCAGCAGGCATCCAGCGACGAGGACATGATCGCCCGCTGGATCGGGCGCTATCGGTCCGCCGCGACCCGAACGGGCTACAGAATCGACATTCGGGCGTTTCGCGGGTTCACCGACAAGCCGCTGCGCGCGATCACTGTCGGCGACGTGCAGGACTTCGCCGCCACGCTGGCGCACCTGGCGCCGCCGACCATTGCCCGCCGCCTCTCCGCCGTGAAGTCGCTGCTCGGCTTCTCCCACCGGCTCGGCTACATCCCGTTTGACGTCGGCGGCGTTGTCGAGACGCCGCACATCAAGGACGCGCTGGCCGAGCGGATCATGACCGAATCGGACGTGCAGCACATGCTTAGGCTGGAGCGTCATCCCCGCAACGCAGCATTGCTCCGGCTGATCTATGGCGCCGGGCTTCGGGTGAGCGAGGTCTGCGGCCTGCGCTGGCGCGACACGGTGACGCGGGACGATGCCGGCCAGATCACGGTGTTCGGCAAAGGCGGCAAGACGCGAGTGATCCTGCTGCCGGCTGCGCTCTGGACTCATGTCGTCGCAATCCGCAACGGCGCCGGTCCTGACGACCCGCTTTTCCGGTCGCGGAAGAAGGGGCGCGCGTTGGTGCCGATGCAGGTCCATCGGATCGTTAAGAACGCCGCACAGCGCGCGAAACTGCCGGTTTCGATATCCACGCATTGGCTGCGCCATGCCCACGCATCGCACGCGCTCGATCGCGGCGCGCCGGTGCATGTGGTGCAGACCACGCTCGGCCACGCATCGCTGACCACCACCACGCGCTACTCGCATGCGCGGCCCGGCGATAGCAGCGCCAAGTATCTGACTGCATAGACCGAAGTATATACCGTGAGTATTTACAGACATGGCAATGGGAAGAAAGACCGGCGGCCGGCAGAAGGGCTCACGCAACAAGCCAAAAGTAGCTACGGATGCCGCTACGCCCGTAGCGGCAGCGCCGGGGGCGGCGGGGGCGGGCGGCGCGCCTGACCAGGAGTTTTTACCGCCTATAAAAACGCGCGCGAGTCCTGGCCTTCTGCCCTACAAGGCGGCACCGATCGACAAGCTGATCCCCTACGCCAACAACGCCCGCACCCACACGCCGGCTCAGATCGCCAAGATCGCGGGCAGCATTCGTGAGTTCGGCTTCACCAACCCCGTGCTGGTGGATGGCAAGCGTGGCATCATCGCCGGCCACGGCCGGGTGCTGGCGGCGCGGATGCTGGCGATGGAGACGGTGCCGGTGATCGAGCTGCGGCACCTGACACCGGCACAGCGGCGGGCCTACGTGATCGCGGACAACCGCGTAGCCCTGGATGCCGGCTGGGACGATGAATTGCTGACCCTCGAACTCGGCGAGCTGCGCGACGCAGGCTTTGACATCGCGCTGACCGGCTTTGGCGACTACGAATTGAAGAGCTTCCTCGACGACCCGGACGAACCCAAGGTCAAGATCACCGAGGCAAAGAGTGCCGTCTGTCCAGGGTGCGGGCAGCGATTTACGCTCTGACAGCCAGTTTGCAGGATCTTCCATGCCGCTTGACACCGCCAAACCCGCCGGCGTGACCGACGCCATCGCCGAAGCCTTCACGGCCATTGGCTATCCGAATGAATCGCGCAACGCCCGTGACCGGCTGGCCGAGGAATACTGGTCCGCGTCGCTGCTCAGCCGCTTTGCCGACGCCAGGCGCGAGAAGGCGAAGAAGGCGGCTGTAACCGGCGGCGTGCTGCCTGACCACCTGACGCATCCCTATCCGGTGGGCACGTCGGAGACGATCTACGCGGGTGCCACCGTGACGATCAACCTCAAGGTCGTGCCGCAGGCCGACCGGCTGAACACCGCGGCGCTGGTGGCTGATCTGCAGAAGGCCGGCGTCAAGCCGGCGTTGCTCAAGCGGCTGGTGAAGAAGCACACCGAGACATTCGGCGGCGCGCACATCTTCACGGCCAGCCTGGTGACGCTCTGACCGCATGGCCCGCCCGCCCTACGTGCCCACCGAGCAGGACCGCAAGACAGTGCGCGCCATGACCGCCTACGGCATCACCCAGGAGCAGATCATCGCCGTGCTCGACATCGCGCCGAAGACGCTGCGCAAGCATTTCCGCAAGGAACTGAACACCGCCGCGATCGAGGCCAACGCGCAGGTTGCCGGCTCGCTGTTTCAGAAGGCCCGCGCCGGAGACACGATATCGATGATCTTCTGGCTCAAAGTCCGCGCCGGCTGGAAAGAGCCTCCGCAGGAGGTGAGCGGCATCGACGGCGCGCCGATCGCGGTCGAATACAGCTGGGCTGATCCCCCGCCGCCCAAGCCGGCGACGCCCGAATGAGCCATATCCAGCGGGTCACGCTGCCGTTCGCGCCGCGGCCCTGGCAGGTCCCGCTGATCAACGACCCGGCGCCGCGCATCGTCGCCGTCGTTCACAGGCGGGCCGGCAAGAGCACGGCGCTGATGTGGCGCGGCCTCAAGCGCTGCCTGACCGAGCGCAAGGCGCTGCCTCGGGTCGTCCACATCCTGCCCTATGGCGTGATGTGGAAACGCACCGGCCTGTGGGACCAGGTGATGCGGGCCGCCGACGCGATACCGGGGGCGACTATCAAGCGGTCGGACGCCGCGATCCGGCTCCCGAATGGCGGGATCTACCAGGTCGGAGGGGCGGATAACCCCGACAGCTGGCGCGGCGGTTACGCCGACGAGGTGATCATCGACGAGTTCGACGACACCCCGGTCTCGATGGTGCCGCTGGTGATCGAACCGATGCTGGCCGATCGCGACGGGTCGCTGTTGCGTTCGGGAACCCCGAAAGGCCGCGGATTGCTGCAGGCCGCCTACGACCGGGCCCGCACCACGCCGGGCTATTCCGCGTATCTGCTGGATTGCACCAGGACCGGTGCCTTGTCGGAGGCGGCGATCGCGCGGCTGAAGCAGGAGATGACGGAGGAAGAGTTCGCGCAGGAGATGATGTGCTCGTTCGAGGCGCCGAACAGCGGCAGCTACTACGGCAAGCTGCTGCAGGCCGCGGAGACCGAGGGCCGCATCACCGCGGTGCCGTATGACCCGGCGCTGCCGGTCTGGACCAGCTGGGACCTCGGCATCGACGACAGCACGGCGATCTGGTTCGCCCAGATCACCCGCGCCGGCCAGTGGCGCATCATCGACTACATCGAGGACTCTGGCGCCGGCCTCGACCACTACGCCAAGCTGCTGGCGACCCGGCCCTACACCTACGAGCGCCACCTGTTGCCGCACGACGTGGAGGTGCGCGAGCTTGGCTCTGGCCGCAGCAGGCGGGAGACGCTGCAGGGGCTCGGGGTCTCGCCGATCCGCATTGTAGCGGCGCAGGGCGTCGCCGACGGTATCAACGCGGTGCGCATGGCGCTGCCGCTGTGCTGGTTCGACGCGGTGAAATGCGCCGACGGCATCAAGGCGCTGCGGAACTACCGGCGCGAGTGGAACGAGGCGGCGCAGACCTGGCGGGCAACGCCGGTGCACGACTTCGCCAGCCATGGTGCCGACAGTTTTCGCTACCTCTGCCTTGGCTACCGCGATTCAACGCCGAAACCGGAGCCGAAGCAGGAGCAGGTGCTTTACCGGTTCGGCGATAACTCAGGATGGATGGGAGCATAGCAATGTCCGGCACAACGGAAACCCCGCTCACGAAGAAACAGCAGGCTGAGGCTGATCGAGCCGAGGCCGAGCGCCTTAACGCCGAGGCCGAGGCCGACGACCCGAACCCGGCAGCCGTTGCGACCCGCACCGCCGACCCCTCCGGCGTGGAAGCTGCCGTCGCCTATGGCGCGCGCGTCGAGGCGGCGCATTTTACGCTGCGCGAACTTGGCCACCGCGAGATCGACCAGCTGATCGATGACCTTTACGCCGGCGTGCAGAAGCTGGAGGCGGGCGATGTCTGACGCCCCGCCGATCAGCCCGACCCCAGGCACCGAGCACCCGGGCCCGGACGTGCCGCCGGTGTTCGACCCGCAGACGGTGCGCCAGCATGACAGCTTCTATGACCGCATCCGCAAGGCGGCTTTTGACCTGCGTGAGCAAGGCCATACCGCGACGCTGCAGCTGATCGACGACCTGCATGGCGAGGTCCTCCGTCTGCGGGCCGAGGCGCCAGCGCCGAAACCGAAAGCCCGCTGAACCATGGCAAACTGCGACTGCCCGCCCGGCTGGGAAAAATACTGCGTTCTCAAGAGCTGTAATCGCAGGCAGCCACGCTAATGGCGCGCAAGGGCGAGACCGACGAGGACATCATCAAGGAGGCGCGCGAGCGCTTCCAGCGGTGCCAGGACTGGGAGTCGGACGCCCGCGCGCATGCCCTGCTCGATGCCCGTTTCGCCAATGGCGACGCCTACAACCGCGACCAGTGGCCGGATGCGGTGCTCATGTCGCGCGGCGACCGGCCGTGCCTGACCCAGAACAAGGTGCGCCAGCACAATCTGCACGTCGTCAACGACGCCAGGCAGCACAAGGCCGCCATCAAGGTGACCCCCACGGGCGGCGGCGGCACGTTCGAGGCGGCGCAGGTGTTTTCGGCGATCATCCGGCGCATCGAGTATCAGTCGAAGGCAATGGATGCCTACAGCACGGCGATCTACCACCAGGTCGAGAGCGGCATCGGCTACGTGCGGGTGACGACCGACTACGCCGACGATGAGAGCATGGACCAGGAGATTTTCATCCGCCGGGTGCCCAATCCGCGCGAAATCTACCTCGATCCAGACGCCAAGGACTACGACAAGGCCGACATGCGGTTCGCCTTCCTGTTCATCGACACGCCGCGGAAAGAGTTCGAGGCGGCGCATCCCGACGTAGACAGCCACGATGCCGCGCCAATGGACTATTCCGAGCACTGGGACAGCAAGGACCATGTGCGGGAGGCTGAATACTGGCGCCGCGGCGTCAAGGACGACGAGCTGCACGAACTGCACGACGGCAGCGTTGTGCGCGACAGCAAGCTGCCGCCCGGGGTCACCAAGGCGCAGCTGCCGATCAAGCGCAGTCGCAAAGTGGCCGAGCCCGAGATCGAGTGGTATCAGCTGGCCGGCAGCAAGATCATCGATCGCAAGACCTGGCCGGGCAAATACATTCCGCTGGTCCCGTTCATCGGCGAGGAGATCGTGATCGACGGCAAGATGGACCGCAAGGGCCATACCCGGGCGCTGATCGACGCCCAGAAGATGTACAATTACTGGACCTCTTCGGCCGTCGAGCACGTGGCACTGCAGGGCAAGAGCCCCTATGTCGGCGCCGCCGCGGCGGTCGAGGGCCATATGAACCAATGGAAGACCGCCAACACGCAGAACTACAGCGTGCTGGTCTACAACCACATGGACGTCAACGGAAAGCCGCTGGAGGCGCCGCAGCGCAGCCAGCCGCCGGTGATGGCGCAGGCCTACCTGGAGGGGATGAACTCGGCCCGCCAGGACATGATGGAAGTCTCCGGCCAGTATCAGGCCGAGATGGGCGCGCCCGGCAACGAGCGCAGCGGTGTCGCGATCCAGCAGCGCCAGCGCGAGGGCGATACCGCGACGTATCATTATATCGACAACCAGGCCAAGGGGATCCGCCAGATCGGCCGGATCGTGCTCGATCTGATCCCGAAGCTCTATGACGTGCAGCGGGTGATCAAGATCATGGCCGAGGACGGCTCGACATCTGACGTGCATGTGGATCCCAGCCTGCCGGTGCCGCACCAGCACATCATGCCGCCCGGAGCGCCCGGACAGCCGCCGCAGCCCGTGACGCCGGAGCAGGCGCAGGCCGCGCAGCAGGACCCGACCCAGCCGGATCCGAGCATCATCTTCAACCCCCAGATCGGGCGGTATGACGTTGAGGCGGATGTCGGGCCGAGCTTCGGGACGCAGCGCGAGGAGGCCTACAACGCCATCTCGCAGATCATCCAGGCGAGCCCCGACCTGGTGCATGTCGCCGGTGACCTGCTGTTCAAGAGTGCGGATTTCCCGTTGGCGGACCAGCTGGCGCAGCGCCTGCAGCGTGGCGTGCCGCCGCAGTATATGGGCGGGCCCAGCCCGCAGGTGCAGCAGCTCCAGCAGCAGCTGCAACAGACCCACCAGAACGCGCAGAACATCGCCAAACAGGCCGATGCCGAGGTGGCCCACCTCAAGGCGCAGGTGGTCATTCTGCAGGAGCAGGCCAAGGAGAAGGGCGGCAAGATCAGCATTGACGACTACCGCGCCGAGACCGATCGTCTGGCGGCGGTCACGGCGGCTGATCCGACGGTGGCCAAGGTGCTGGTGCGCAGCATGCTGTCGCAGCTGCTCGGGATGCCGGCGCTGCCGATCATGCAGGAGCACGACGCTGCCGACGCGGCGCACGCACAGTCGATCGCGCCGCCTGACCCGGATGCCCAACCTGATGCGGGCGCGCAGCCTGATCCGGGTGCCATGAACGGCGCGGCGCAGCCGCAGCCGGGCGCCCCGCCGCAATGACCCTCGGCTACGGCAAACGCATCAACCAGATCCTCGCCATCCTGGCGTCGATCCAAACGGAGATCCTGAAAATGTCCTCGACCGTCTCGACGCTCGACAGCGATATCGCTGAACTGAAGGCCGATGTGGCCGCGCTCACCTCGGTGGCGAGCTCCGCCACCGCCCTCATCAACGGCTTTGCCGCCCAGCTCGAGGCCGCAACCAATGCCGCCGCAGGGGCTGGGGCGACGGCCGCCGAGCTGCAGGCGCTGACCGATCTGCACACCGCGCTGACCACCGACACTGCCGAGCTCTCGGCCGCTGTCACCGCCAACACGCCGACCGCTGTCGCCGCCAACACGCTGGCCGCGCCCGAGCCCGCCACACCAGCGCCGCCGGCTGCGGCCTAACCAGTTTCAGCCGGGCAGCGCACCCGGCGAGAACCGCCACCGGTCGGTTAACCGGCTATTCCATGGGGCTATCCTATGAGCGACACGACCGAAAACGCCTTACAGGGGGCCGCGACCGAACCTGCTGAACTGCCCGCGACCGAGACCGCTCCCGAGACGGGCCAGGAGCAACCCGCGACGCAAGAGTCCACGCCGGCGAAACCTTCGCAGCCTGATCCACGCGACCAGGCGATCCGGCAGCTGGCCTTCGAGCAGCGGGAGACCAGGCGGCAGCTACAGGCCGCTCGCGAGCAGCTCGAGCGCATCCAGCCACGCGATCCGAACGCCCAGCCAACGCCGGCTGAGTACGACGCACAGCTGGAACAGCGCGCCGCACAGCTCATCGAGCGGCGGGAGACGGCGGCAAAGCAAGAGGCGGCGATTGCCAGGGGCAATGCGGCGTTTCCCGATTTCACGCAGCGGTGCAACCAGATTGCCGAGATGGGCGCGGTCGATAACCCCGCCTTCATGGCGACGATCTGGGAAGTGCCGGAGGCTCATCAGGTCATCTCCGACCTGGCGGAGCACCCGGCGGAGGCCGCGCGCATCCTGAAGCTGCCGCCGGCCAGGATGGCGCTGGAGCTGGCGAAGTTGTCGCAGGCCATCGCGACACCGGCAGCCGCACCGGCGCCGGTGAAAGCCACCACGGCTGCCCCGCCGCCCATCAAGCCGCTCGACACCGCCCCGCGTGGCGAGGTCAACCCGGCCACGATGAGTTCGGAGCAGTTCAAGGAGTATTGGAACAAGACAACCCGATCAGGAGTCCGCCCGGGCTTTTGAGGCTAACGCCAAACCGTAGGCCGCCCTTGGGCAAGGCAGCCGACAGCGTCGCGAGACGCCGTGTCCTTCTCAATGGAGCCTCCCATGGCCAATACGTTTCTTAATTCCAGTATCATCACGAACGCCGCGCTCGCCATCCTCCACCAGAAGTGCAACTTCATCGGCTCGATCAACAGAGCCTATGATGATCAGTTCACCGCCGGCGGCGCGCAGATCGGCACGTCGTTGCGTATCAGGTTGCCGAACCAGTATCAGATCAGGTCTGGCCCCACGCTCTCGACGCAGCCCACGGTCAACAACCAGGTGACCTTGAACGTGACGTCGCAGAAGGGCGTGGATGTCGTTTTCTCCAGCGTGGAACTGACGCTGAACATTATCGACTTCAGCAAGCTGATCCTCGAACCGGCGATGGCGGTATTGGCGGCGAATATCGAGGCCGATTGCCTCAACATGATCACCAGCGTGTATAATCAGGTGAACGGCCAGGGTTCGCCGCAGTCGCTGCAGAACATCCTCGGCGCACGCAAGATCCTGCTCGACAACCTGGCACCGCCCGGTGAGAAGCTGATCCGGCTGAACACCCAGGATAACGTCGATCTGGTCAACAGCCTGAAGGGCCTGTTTCAGTCCAGCACCCAGATCGCGGATCAGTACACCGATGGCGTGATGGGCCATACGGCGGGGTTTGAGTTCGCGGAAAACACCTTCCTGAACCAGTACACGCGCGGCGCTGAATCGGCCACGTATCAGGTCAACGGCGCCAACCAGACCGGATCATCGCTGGTCGTCAACACCGGCAGCGGCGCAGGCAACGCGGGCGATATCTTCACCATCGCCAACGTGTTCAGGGTGCATCCCGAGACCAAGGCCAGCACCGCGACCCTGCAGCAGTTCGTGCTCACGTCGAACTATGCCGGCGGCAACGGCACCATGGCGATCAGCCCCGCGATCGTCACGACGGGCGGCATGCAGAACGTCACCAACTCGCCCGCCGCCGGCGCGCTGATCAGCTTCGCCGGCACCGCGTCGACCGCCTCCGGCATCTCCCTGGCCTATGCGAAAGACGCGTTTACCATCGCAACGGCGGATTTGGTTATGCCCGGCGGCGTGGACATGGCGGCACGGAAAGTCATGGATGGGATCAGCATGCGCCTGGTGCGCATGTACGACATCAACAACGACCTGTTCCCGTGCCGGTTCGACATTCTGTACGGTTACCAGGCCCTCCGTCCGCAGCTCGCCGTGCGTCTGGCAGCGAATTAAAGGACCCTGAACATGGCACTTTATAACTTTCCGCAGGCTTTCCCGGCGGTCTCGACGGTCACCGAAGGCATCGTGGCGACCCCGGGCGGCACCCAGGCAACAGCGGTCGTGCTGACCACCCGGTATAACTCGGTTGCCACCTGCGCCACCTCCGGCGACAGCGTGATCCTGCCGCCCTGGCAGACCGATATCCCGGTCTATGTCTCAAACGACGGCGCCGCGCCGGTCGGCGTGTATCCCTATACCGGCCAGTCGATCGGCTCCGGTGCGATCAACGCGGTGCAGCTGGTGACCAACGGCAAAACCGCGATGTTCATCGGCGCGGGCACGTCAGGCAAGTGGCGTTTCATTCTGTCCGCATAACGGGAGGCCGACATGCCTATCACTCAGTATGGCGTCGGCACCGGGCTACAGGACATGGGCCTGATTAGCGGCGGCGCCGGCTTCACCTACCTCAACAACATCACGGCCCACGCCGGGGGTTTGCAGCCCGCGGCGGTGCCGCTGACCGCGGCGATGAACCGTGTGACCGTCGTCGGCACGGCGGGCGACAGCGTGGCGCTGCCGGTCGCCTATGGCGGCCAGGCGATAACCGTTATCAATGCCAGCGCCACCTCGATGAACGTGTTTTCGAGCAATGCCAGCACCGCCGACACCATCAACGGCGTGGCCGGAACCACAGCCTATGCGATCGCGGCTGGGAAAACGGCGGATTTCATGTCGTTTCCCGGCGCGTGGCACGCGCTGCTCAGCGCCTGAGCCATGCCCCTGATCCAGACCGCCGGTGACCTGGTCAACTTTGCCTTGCGCACGGCCAACATCAACGGCGTCGGACAGACGCCATCAGCGGAGGACAGCAACACTGGCCTGCAGCTGCTGGCGAACATCCTGGCCGAATGGCAGCGGCGCCGCTGGCTGGTCTGGTCCCTGACGGAAACCGCCGTCGTCTCCACCGGCGCCACGTCTTACACGATCGGCGCCGGTCAGGCTTTCAACGTGGCCCGGCCAGACCGGATCGACAGCGCCTTCGTTCGCTGGCTCACCACCAGCCTGCCGCTCGATGCGCCGCTCGGCATCGTCGAGGCGCGCGAGGATTACAACGCGATCGCGCTCAAGAGCATGGGCAGCTTCCCGCGCGTGCTCTGGTACGAGAGTGCCTTTCCGGTCGGCGTGCTGCATTTCTGGCCGATCCCCGCAGCGGCCAGCTACGAACTGCATGTGTTCACCAAGGCGCAGCTGCCGGCGATCACCGCACTCACCACGGTGCTCAATCTCCCGCCGGAGTATATGTCGGCGATTACCTACACGCTGGCAGTCGAGTGCTGCATCAACTGGGGCGCCGACCCGCATCCGGCGATCGTCGCCAAGATGGAGGAGGCGATTAACAACATCCGCACCGCCAACACCCAGATCCCCACCCTGGCGATGCCGGCCGGGCTGCCGGGGCGCGGCTCCGGCTCGGTGTCGGCCGACGTCAACATCAACTTCCAGACCGGCAGCTGGTAGCTCGTGACCCGGGTCAATCTCACCGGCGGAGCGTATAGCGCCCGCAGCGTCATCGCGGCCGCCCAGCGCCAGGTCAACCTCTACAGCGAGCCGCTGCCGCAGGATCTGGGCGAGGCGGCGGCGGTGGCTTGCTATCCGACCCCCGGCACCCGGTTGCTCGTCACCCTGCCGCAGGGGCCGGTGCGCGGTGTGCACACGGCGACCAACGGCACGCTCTATGCCGTGGCAGGCTCCGGCGTCTACGCGATCAGCAGCAGCTGGACGGCCACCCTGCTGGGCTCGATCACCGCCTGGCCCGCCACGCCGGTCAGCATGGCCGACAACGGCCTGCAGCTGGTCATCGTCGACGGCAGCCCGAACGCCTGGCAGGTTACCCTGGCCACCAATGCATTCGCGGAGGTGATCGATAGTACCGGCATTTTCGTCGGCGCGGACCGGGTGGATTATCTCGACACGTTCTTTGTGTTCAACAGCCCCGGCACGCCGCAGATCGTCTCGAGCCTCAGTCTCAGCCTGACGTTCGACCCGTTATACTTTGCCAATAAAGAGTCGTTCTCTGACCTCCTGGTCACCATCATCGTCGCGAAGCGCGAAATCTGGCTGATTGGCTCGGAAACGACGGAAATCTGGTATAACGCCGGGTCAGCAGACTTCCCGTTCGGCTCCATGCCGGGGGTGTTCATCGATCGCGGCTGCTGCGCCAAATATTCGGTCGCCTCGGCCGACAACGCGGTCTACTGGCTCAGTCAGGACCGCTACGGCCAGGGCATTGTGCTGCAGGGCGCGGGCTACCAGGCCACCCGGATCAGCACCTATGCCATCGAGACGGAGCTCACGACCTACCCGACGCTGGCCGATGCCGTCGGCTACACTTACCAGCTCGCCGGCCACGTGTATTACGTGCTGTCGTTCCCGACCGCTGACAAGAGCTGGGCCTATGACGTCACCACCAAGCTCTGGCATGAGCTGGTATGGCTCGACAGCAACGGCACCGAGCACCGCCACCGTGCCAACTGCGCCTGCCGGGCCTATGACGCGGTGGTCTGCGGCGACTGTCAGTCGGGTAATCTGTATGCGCTCGACCCCGCGGTGTTCACCGATAACGGCATGCCGATTAAACGGCTGCGCATGTTTCCCCACATGCTGGCAGACGGCAAACGGGTGTTCTATCGGCAGTTCATAGCCGATTTGGAAGCTGGCAACGGCCCATGAGCGTCGTTTTCGACCCAACGACGCTCGGGGACGCCAGCGTCCTGTCAAACGGCCTCCTGACCGTCGCCAGCACGGCGGAGACGGGCGACCAGGGAGCCTTTGGCACGGCGCCGATGGCCGCGGGTGGCAAATACTATTTCGAAATGACGATGGTCGCGGCAACGTCGTTCGCCACCGGCGCCGGCTTTGGGCAAAAGTTCGACATCACCTCGGGCGATTTGTGGAACGGCATTTCCGCAGCCTGCATCGGCATTGTCACTGGCTTCAGCGGCGACAGTCAGGTCGTTGGCTGGCCCGACACGACGGGGGTGGACGCCCTCGGCACCATCACCGCGGGCAGCGTGCTCGGTTTCGCTGTTGATTTGATCAACAACCGCGCGTGGTTCAAAATCGGCGCCGGCCATTGGAACGCCAGTCCCAGCGCCACCCCGGCTACGCCGGCCACGGGCATTGACATCAGCGCAATGGCGGGTGTCCCGCTCTACCCGTTCGCCAGCGTGACGGTGTTTCAAGATACGATTACCGCTAACTTCATCGCCACGCCGCCGGCTGGCTTCACCGTCATTCCAGCTGCAGCGCCGACATCAGCCCTGCCGGCCGCGCCGATGGTGTTTCTGTCGTGGTCCGACGATCGCGGCCATACCTGGGGCAATCCGGTCGGCGTGAGCATGGGGGGCCTCGGCGAGTATCTGACCAGTTTGCAATGGCAACGCTTAGGCCTCGCGCGCGACCGGGTCTTTGCTCTCGAATGGAGTTCGCCGACGCGCACGTGCCTGCTGGGCGCGTGGATCGATGCGACCCCTGCGCAGTCATAGGACGCAAACATGGTAGCGCTTCTGCCTAGTCCAGTTCTGCAGTTTTGCGACCAGAACGGTGTGCCGCTGGCGGGTGGCACGATCGCCACCTATGTGCCCGGCACCACCACGCCTGTGACCACCTGGAGCGAGAGCACCGGCACCGCCGCGAACACCAACCCGATCGTCCTGAACGCCGCCGGCGAATGCACCATCTACGCCAGCGGGATCGTGCGCCTGGTCCTCAAGGACGCGTCGGGCAACCTGCAATTCGACCAGCCGTCCAATACGCTGGTCTCGGCTGCAATGGCGCCGGTTTGCATCGCGCCGGATATTCCGACGGCGCAGGGGCTGCTCGGCATCCAGAACAACACCGCGCAGCTGGCCACCCTGACCACCGGGCTGGCCGCCGCGGTGGCATCGGTCACCGCCGAGGTGACCCGCGCCGAGGCGGCCGAAACCGCGCTCACCACCGCCTGGACCGCCGGCGTGACCGCCGAGACCACGCGGGCCGAAGCGGCCGAGGCGGCACTGTCGGCACGCATCCCTTCCTCCGGGACGGTCAAGGCCGGCGTGGCCGCCACCTCCAGCTCGGGCACCGCCAGCGTGACGTTCTCGCCGGCGTTCAGTTCGGTGCCGGCGGTGGTCTGCTGCCTCAGCGGGAATGCGACGAATATGACCATCCGGCTGTCCTCGACGTCGACGACGGGATTCACCGTGTTCATCGAGGACACCGACAACCATGGCGGCCAGGCCTCCTCGTTCACCTGGCTGGCTTCGACCTAATGGTCACCGCCCCGCCGCCGCTCGCCGCGGCGTTCCCGGCGTCTCCGGTCGCCGACGAGACCGGCAATGTCACAGCCCCCTGGCGGGCCTTTTTCATGGCGCTGCTGGCCCGCACCGGGGCTTCGGTCGGCACCGACGTGGCTGGGGTGGCCAGGACAGTGACCACCGAGACGGCTGCCCGGGCGGCTGGCGACACCGCGCTGGCGGTCAGCATCGCGGCCGCCTCGGCAGCCCAGACGGCCGCGCTGGCGGCCGAGGTGGCCCGCGCCGAGGCTGCCGAGGCGGTACTGGCGCAGCAGCTGCAGAGCTGGGGCGACCAGGATTATGTTTTCTACCAGGACGTCGCGGCGTCGGTGTGGAACGTCAATCACACGCTGAACCGCTACCCGTCGGTGGACGTGGTCGACAGCGCGGGCAACCTGGTCGAGGGCGATGTGCAGTACATCTCGCCCAGCTTTCTCACCGTTACGTTTGCGGCGACTTTCTCCGGCGCCGCATACCTCAATTAGGTGTAGATCATGGCTCGATCTTTTCTAACGCCGATCTCGCTCAACAAGCTGGAGCTGCAGAACGCGGCGATTCAGAACCTGGGCGTGGCGCCAACCACACCGGTCAGTGGCCAGATCTACTACGACACGACCGCGCTCTATACTTTGGTCTACAACGGCAGTTCGTGGATCGACGCCAGGGCGCGTGCCAACCACAGCGGCACCCAGTTGGCTGCGACCATCAGCAACCTGGCGGCGACGGTGCAGGCCTACAACCTCAACCTGTTCGCCGCGCCGGCCGCCAACATTGCCTTGGGCGGCATCTACACCATCGCCGGCGTGCCGACACCCACCGCGGCCGGCCAGGTGGCCGAGTATTCGTGGGTGCTGTCGCAGGTGACCTCGGCTGCGGCCGGCATCGCCAGCAAAATCCCGGCGACCTGCTGCGCCACCGCGAACATCACGCTGTCAGGCCTGCAGACGATCGACGGCTACACCACGCTGGCGGCCGACCGGGTGCTGGTGACCGGCCAGACCACCACCACTGCCAATGGCATCTACAACGCGGCCAGCGGCGCCTGGACCCGGTCGGTGATCGATGGCGCGGCCCCCGGCGAAATCGAGACCGGCGCGCTCTGGATGATCCAGAACGGCACGCTCTACGCCGGCACCCAGTGGCGCGTGGCGACGGCCAGCCCGATCGTGATCGGCACCACGCCGCTGTCAATCGTGCAGTTTTCGGCGGCCTCTGTCGGCCGCTACTCCGCCACGATCGGCGACGGCGTCACCACCGCCATTGTCGTGACCCACGGGCTGGGCACCCAGGACGTGGTGATGGTCTGCCGCATGTCGGGCACCCCCTGGAGCGCGGTCGAGTGCGACATGGCGGCGACCTCGACCACAACCGCAACTTTCACGTTCGCCGTCGCGCCGGCCTCCAACGCCTACCGCGTAACGATCCACGGCTGAGCCATGTCCAGATCCTTCCTTAACGGCATCACCACCACCTCGGTGCTGATGACCGGCGCCGGCGGCAATGCCTACCGGCTGTACGACACCAGCCAGGGCACCGACGCCAAGTATGCCGATATCGAAATCGGCGGCAGCGGGGTTAGTTTCCGGTTCCTCAACGACGCTTATACGAGCTCCAACACCTGGCTGCAGGCGACCCGTTCATCCGGCTATGTGATCGGACAGGTCACGATCACCGCGCCGACGATCAACCTGACCGGTGCTGTCAACATCGACGCCGGCACGATCGACGGCACCGTTATTGGGGGAACTACCCCGGCGGCAGGCACGTTCACATTGTTGACTACGACCGGATCTATCCAGTCGATAGGCGGCTCGGTAATACTCAACAACGCCTCGTCGAACTTGCTGGACTTTGGTCAGGCCGGGTCAGGCGCTCCAAGCTATCCCGCCCGTTCCGCTGGCTGTAAAGTCGTCCTGTTCGACGCCGCAGGAGCGTCAGTCGACTACGCGTTGGGCATTGATACCAACACGCTCTGGCAGGGCGTGCCTAGTTCAAGCCAGCAGTTCAAGTGGTATGCCGGCACGACAATGATCGCCTCGCTGAGCGGCCTGGGTGCGCTGACCACGGGCAGTCTGGCCGCTGGCGCCGCCACGATCAATGGATCGCTTACCGCCACCTCCGGCAATGTGTTTTCCGATGTCGGCCGCAACCGCGTCGACAACGGCAACATGGAGGTGGCGCAGCGGACGCTGCCAGTCACAGTGTCTGGCGCCTATTCGCTGGACCGGTGGCTTGTCGGCTGGTCCGCGGGAGCGGGCTCCGTTGCCCAAGGAACCTCGTCCTCCTACACATCGCGGAGGCAGATCAATCCGACGGTCACGGGGCTGACTGTTGGGGCAAATGCCTACATCGCCCAGCGTATCGAGTCTGCCCGCTGCTGCGACCTGGCCGGCCAGAGCGTCACGGTCCAGTTTAATTTTGCCTATACTATCTCTGCCGGAGCAACCAGCTTCACAGCTCAGCTTTCTTATCCCACCGTTGTCGATAACTTCGCCAGCAACACGGCGATCGCGTCGGTGGCTTTCACGCCATCGGGCACGGCAGGGACATACACAGCGACTTTCGCGGTTCCCTCTGCCGCGACAACCGGCCTGACGTTCCAGGTCGTCGGGGTTCAAGCAACAGCAACCGGCAACCTCGCGATGGTCATGACGTCGGTGCAGCTGGAGCCGGGGACCGTCGCGACGCCGTTCGAGCGCCTCGACCCTGAGCAGAATCTGCGCCGCTGCCAGCGGTTCTTCCAGGGTAGCGGCAGCCTGCCAATCATGGTTGTCAGCACCAACGGCACATACGGAGGGACCACGCCGGCAATGATGTGGCTTCCGACGACTATGCGCTCAGTGCCAACCGTGCAGAGTCCTACGACTGGATATTCCACCAGCGTTTCAGCGGGTGGAATTATGGTCTGGAACAACACGGCGCTTGCTCTCACCATTGGCACCGCAGGATCATTCAACTGGGGCGGCCTGACGGCCGATTTATAGATCGTGGCAGCCTATATGCTCTTCCCCGCAACGATCGGCCTGCCGTCGTATATTGTGCGGGAGTCTGATGGTGCTTTTATCCCAGTCGATCCTGGCAACGTGGACTATCAGGCCTATCAGGTCTGGCTCGGAGCGCCGAACACGCCAGATGCGCCTCCCGCGCCGGCTGCTGTGGTTCCTGCAAGCGTCACCCGCTGGCAGACGATGCAGCAGATGTTGGCGACCCCCAGCCTGGTCCACGCAGCGCCCGCGACGGTGTTTTCGGATGTCCAGGCCGCGGTGACCGCAACCGGCGGCAGCGTGCTGCTGGCCTGGCAGAATCAGGCCTACGTCTACCGCAACGGCCCTTTCGTGGCCGGCATCGCCACACCGCTCGGGCTGACCCCGGCGATCCTCGACAGCCTGTTTATCGCCGCGGCGCAGCTGCCGCCATGATGCCGCCGTTTGTCGGGTTCTGCCTGCCCAGAAGCCGCTCGAGGTGGCTGTCGCGGTATCTGAGCTATGGCGGCTGGCACTGCGGTCACGACGAGGAGCGGCACTGTCGCAGCCTGGACGATGTCCGCTCCTGGCTGGCGCAACCCTGTACCGGCACGATCGAGACCGCCGGCGCAGCGTTCTGGCGGCTGCTGCAGCAGATGCGGCCGGATGTGCGGGTGGTGGTCGTGCGCCGGCCTGTGCCGGCCGTGGTCGATAGCCTGGAGCGGCTGGGATTCGAGCGTGCCGCCATGCTGCGCCTGATGCGCGCCCAGGACGCCAAACTGGACCAGATCGAGACGCGGATGCCGGGCGTGCTGTCGGTGCCGTTCCCCAGCCTCGACACCGAGGAGGGGTGCGCGCGGGTTTTCCGGCACTGCCTGGGGGAGGATCCGCCGCCCGGCTGGTGGGAGATGCTGGCGCCGCTGAACCTGCAGGACGACATCCCGGCGCTGGTGCGCTACGCGACCGCCTACGCCGCGCAGCTGGAGCGGTTGCGCTCGATCGCTGCGCACAAGAGCCTGCAGGGGATCCGGCGCCAGGCGGTGCTCGACATCGGCGGCGTAGCGATCCGCCAGGAGCCGTTCGATGCCTATCTGGTCGATGGGGCCTGGCTGCGCGGCGACCAGTACGGCGCGGTGGACGAGGCGCCGGAATACCGGCACCAGGTCAACTACGGCCACATGCGGCTGCTCGCCGACGCCGGGGCGCTCATGACCACGATCGCCCGCCGCCAGGGGCGGGTGGTCGGTTGGCTGCTGACGCTGATAAGCCCCTCGCTGGACGATGCCAGGATCACATCGGCCTATCATACGTCGTTCTTTGCCTCCCCGGCCTATCCCGGCCTCGGGTTGCGACTGGCGATAAGCGCCAACGAGGCAGCCGTCGCACGCGGCTGTGGCGAGATCATTGGCCGCGCCGGGCTACGCGGAGACGGGCCCAGGCTGGGCCTGCTCTGGCAGCTGCTGGGCGCCGAGCCGTGCGGGCAACTCTACCGGATGACAACAGGAGCTTAGTATGGGGCTGATTGCAGCAGCGGTGGCCGGATCCGCGGTGATCGGCGCCGGGGCATCGATTTACGGC